AGCCTCTTGCGCCGCATGTACGCACCGTACGCGGACTTCTCTACCTACGGTGGCTCCTATCGGCTGAAGGTCATCAAGTAGCATCAGAAGCTCCGCCCGTCTTCGAACCAGTTCTGTCCGTCATTTTTGAATGACATGGTGTTGCCAGAACCGATGGTGGTCGGAGAAGTCTTGAGAACGAGGTTCCCGCCCGAGGCCAGCGTGATACCGCCCGAGGATTGGATTGTGATCCGAGTGCCGGTCGAACAATTGGTCAAGGTAGTGATATTCGGCGCGGCGCCCGCGCACTGATAAAAGTCCCGGGTGGGGCTCACCGTAACCGAGGCGGCGCTCGTCAAGGTAAACGGGAAATCCGACTGGCACCCCGTGATCGTCGGCGGCAGATTCGCAGGGCTCCCCGACACACCCAGGATGGAGCCTATCGCACCCGTCGATCCCACGATCTCGTAGCCGGTGCCCGCGACCGGGCCGCAGTTCTTGAAGTTGACGCCATTGATTTTGCAACGCGCCGCGGGCGGTGTGCTCGTGAATTGAATGCCGCCCGCCTTGTGCTGGCGCACCGTGCCCCCGGAGATGCTGGTATCGGTCGCGGTGCTTGAGATTTGATAGGCCATCGTCACTGCGACGTTATCGCCGACGATGTCGCAACCGGTGAAAGTGGAGGCGGGTCCATCGACCTGGACGCGCCCGAAGAGAAACTGCGTTCCCGTCACTTTGACGCTGTTGCTCGCGGCACCGGTCCAGAGCGAAGGCGTCGTCCCGCTAAAGGTATTGGTGCCGACCCAGCCGCCTGAGATATCGACATTGGCAGAGTTCTGAATGTAAATACCGCCTGAGCTGCCGTCCGCCTCGATATCCGGTTGAGCGATGTAGTGCAGGGAGCCGTTACCTGACGATCCCGTGTTGAGGACGATCCCCCAGGTCGAAAAGCCGTAGGCGATCATGAAGTTGATGGTGCAGCCGGCGCAGTTCAAATCAAGATGCACACAATCGTTGCCGCACGCGACGAACTCATTGTAGTCGAAGCGCCCATCGACCGTGCGCAAGGCTCCTGCTCCACCATTTGCGTAGAGCCCGTAGCTCAGCAGGTTATAGAAATAGTTGTTGCTGACCACGGGCTCGGTCGCCTGGAAGAGCTGCACACCCTGCCACAAGATGTTCGAAGCACCGTTAGTGCCGTAGAAGAAGCAATTGGTGACCTGGGTGAATTCGGTGTAGTTCAAGTACACGCAGTAGCCCGAGGTGAAGGCTGCCACCGTCGCCGAGGGGTTGAAGGCGATGCCATCGATGGACGTATCATTGGTCGCGGTGCGGGTTGCGAGAGTACCATCGCCCACCACAAAGCCATTTTGGTTCTGCGTGGCTAAGATGATGGTCGTAAGCCCGCGTACGCCCGTCACCTTGCAGGCCTTCAAGAAATTGATCTGGGAGGAGATCTTGAAACTGAGGCCCGGGAAAATGATCCATGCCCCAGGGTTGGAGCTGATTGCGTTCTGGATCGCAACCGTGTCGTCCGCGATGCCGTTGCCGACCGCCCCGTACTGCATGGGTGAGACGATCTGCAGGACGGGAAAGGCCTGCCCGGCCAACGGCAAGAGCGTCGGGTTTCCCAAGGAATCCCATCCCTGCGCGGTGTTCGCCCGCAGCTTCGCGTTCGGTAGCACGAAGAGCGGGTTCACGTCGCCGTCTGGCGCGCGCATCGAGCGGCTGATCTGATCTTGCAGCCGCTGGCTGATTTGCGCCTGTCGATCGATATCGTTTTCGAGCGTCGCCGCAGGAAACGGAGCATTCGAAATGTAGTGCGAGGCTTGTGTGATAGGCGGATTGAGGAATAGGGCTAGTGTTTCACCGCCCAGCAGCGGCGTCGTCTTGGTCGCACTGCCGCCGCCGGGCACATTGGCGCCCGAGAGCGTGTAGTCGGTGTTGAGCACCAGTGTCGATTGCGCCCCGCCCACCGTAGTCTTGACCGCCGTGATGTCGCTGTTGAGGAAGAACTCGAACGGGATCGGGAACAGCGTCGTCACGTTGTCCCCGGCGTAGGTGATTCGAGATTGCGTGGTGATAATCGTCATAGATCAGTTTCCTGCGAAAGATGCATTCGAATTGCCGCCCAAGGCTTTGGCGAGATCGGGCGCTCTACCGGGCGTAGCTGAGCCTGGATTCCAGTAGTAGGTTTTGCCCGAGGTCGCTTCCTGTCGCGCCTGCATGCGCGCGAGGTAGCCGGGGCTTGCCATCTCCTGCAGGTGATTCCAGATCAAGTGATCCGCGGCGGCCTGCGTGTACCACATGTTGATGAGCGGGATGTTGCCCTTGACGAAGCGGATGATCTTGGCCTTCTCATCCTTGCCCAAGTCGCCGTGCTTGGATTTCCAGTACGCGCCGTGGGTCAGGCTCAAGAGATCTTCGAGCGTGGTGGCTGCGGGTCCGCCCGCCGCTGCCGCAAGTGTCGTGTCATGCTCGGTCGTTTCATTTTGCAGGAAGTCGCCGAAGAAGCCCAAGCCGCCACCGCGCAGCAGCGCCTTGCCCCAGAAGGCTTTCGTGTTCATGGGTTCAGGGTCGGCACCGCTGATGAGATTGCGGATCTGATTGCCGACGGCCGCGAGCAATGTGCCGTAAATGAAGAGCGGCGCCGCGTACTTGATCTTGGCGCTGACCCCCGGCATCTCGGCCGCCCGCGCCCAGTGCTTCATCATCATGGAAGCGGCGAAGCCTTTGAACAGCATCATCGAGCGCCAGATTTCGCCGGGGACCGTGCCGCGCTGAGTGCCGCGGGTCATCGCGAGCCGCTGCCTCGGACCTGAGTCCATCGCACTCATGCCCGCTTCCTCGTGGATGTGGGCCATCAGTTGCGTGGTCGCATCGCGCTTGAGTGCGGTGGGGTCGCCTAAGTCGGCAAGCTTTTCATCCGGGATCGCCCAAATGGATTTCGGCGTGAGAACTGTGGAGCTATTGCCCCAGTCTTCCGGCTGCGCCCGTCGCCACACTTGCCACTGCTGATCCGTGACACCTTTCTTGGCAAGCACGCCGTGATCTTCTTGGGTCAAATCCGAGACGTGCTCCAATTTGCGCGTCAACTTGCCGATGCTCGACATGAGGGTCACGCCCATGCCCTGCCGGCGCGCCGCCCACATGCGTTCTGCCCCCGACATGCGCATCACGCTCGATGCCATCTTTCCCGAAAATGACGAGCCGAATTCCTCTTGGGCAAAGCGGTTCATGTGCGACATGAAGGCATCAATGCCAAGTCCGGTATGTTCGGCGAACTTCCGTGATTCCCCATTGGGAACGCGCTTCAACTCGTTGAGCAAGGCTTCTGAGTACGGCACCTTGTTGGCGACTGCGGTCGAGAACATGCCGGCTTCATCGGACAGCGCCGTGATAACGACTTTCCCTAATTTGCTGGCCGTCATCCAATTGCGAAACGACTGGAAGGCATTCGCGACATTCTGATTGACCACCTTGTCTTTACCGGAGACCGCATCGAACAGCGATTCGTTGAAGGCTTTCTTCCCCTCCAACGATCGAAGCTTGGTCGGGTCCTGCCGCACCTCGTCCTGCATGGCCCGGTCGTTGAAGTACTTGAAGGTGGCGGTGGCGTTCGGTCCCAAACGCTCAGTCAAGGCGATATCCCGCGAGAGGCGCGCGATGTGGCCGGCCAGGAGATTGTTCATCGACTTCTCGCCGTAGAGCGAGTTGTAGTCGGCGTGCGCATCGGCATCCTTGAAGAAGATCTGCCGATGGGCCGCATTGCGGTTCGCAATCACCCCTGCCCCGGTGACACTCCCCGCCTCGGTCCCGTTATGGCCGTCGGTGACGATCGAGTCATAGGCGTGCAGCAGGAAGTCGTGCATCTGATCGCCCGACATGCGAGAACCATCGGCATTGACGTATTTCGAGCGGTCGAGCTTCGGCAGGATGTCGCCGATCCACTTCTCTGGCCCCGCATTGGCGACCCGCAGCTGCGCGTGGTGCTGGGGCATGGACCAGTCCTCGAGCTTGCCCACGTGCCCGCCGGCGTCGTTGAAGCGGTTGCGCATTTCCTCGGTGATCTTTTTCCAGGCCGCCGCCCCTTGTTTGGCGGCACTGTTCCCGGAGTTCTCGCCGTGCAGTTCCTTCCACAGGTCCCCAACGCCCTTCTCGCTCTCGAAGAGGCCAAAGAAGTTGCCGGGGATCGCCTCCCAGGTCTTGCGTAGTTCACCAAACGCGGTCTCCCGGATCGAGGTTGCCCAGGAGTGCACCGACGAATAACCCCCGCCGCGCGTATCGAAATCGGCAAGCTTCGAGACCGCCCGCAAAGCATCGCCCACTTTGGTGTTCGGCTGGGTGGCCAAGAAGTTCTCGATGCGATCGTGAGCGGCGATGGTCTTCTCGACATTCGCGCGCTTGGCTGCGAGATCCTCCTTCATGTCCTGGGCGGCGGCAGCGGCCGCTTCATAGAGGCGGGTCGTGTAGGACTTCGCGCGCCACTCCTCGGGGTTCTGACGGGCGAGCACCTTCATCATGTTGCGCACACGTTCTTCGATCTTGGTGCCTTGCGCGGCGGACAGTTGCCGGCCGAGCATCGTCGAGACGGCTTCCAAGCAGTCGCTACGCATAGCGGGCCTCGCAGTCCACCGCGGCTTGATGCATGGGTTCGGCTTCCTTGTTCGCTTGCGCTTCCTCATCGAGCGCGCGCTGCTGCTCATCGCCCGCATGCAGCGTCTCGCCGTGCTCGTTCACGATTTGCAGGTCTGGACGGTCAGCCAAAGCACCGGGAGAGACTTGAGCGGGTTCCTGGGGTTCCT